ATCGGAATGTATTCGACAATAAAAGTGTCCAATACACGTGTCGTAAAGTCCCCGTAACCAAAAAATTTTCCGTGAAGCTCAGAGACGAGATCGCTCGAAGTATTTTCGTCACTCATTTCCTCTTGTGTGACTTCGTACTCTAATGTATTGAGAACTGTCACACCATGTTTTTTGACGAGTTTGGTAAATGCTGCCACCAAACCTTCCCATTCGCACTGATGCGGGTCGTACATATTACCAAATCCCTCCCGGCCTTTGTAATCGTTCTTTGAATAAAACAACTGTACAAAGTCGACTAAGAAAGCCATTTCTTCTTGCGTGTATCCTTCATGAGAAATGGTCCAATGGTTATCAGAATCATTCTCCCACGAAGTTACTGTCAAACGATAACCTTTTTTAATAGTAGTCATATAGCCCTCGTCTATTGGCGTGGCTTCGCCAGTGTTAATTCACCTGCACAACCCAGTTTCCTGGATCGACTCACCACGATTACCCAGCATGCATTTGCCAGCCGTAATTGGCGGAAGTGGTAGGATTCGGACCCACGGAGCCCTTGCGGGCTCGCCTGCTTTCAAGGCAGGTGCAATAGACCTCTCTGCCACACTTCCTATTTTTGTATTTACATTTGTTTAGGAAAGTCTGAATTTTACATCAAGAAAAGAAATAGGTCAATCCTGAATTATTAGCTTAGATTTTTTTCCAACCATGCTTGCATTTGTGATTGCGATCTTGCTCCAACCACAACATCAATGACTGTTCCAGCTTTGATTAATGCAAACGTTGGAATGCCACGAACATTGAATTTTTGTCCTAGGTCTGTGTTGGTATCAATATCTACTTTGGCGAATTTTGCTTTATCTTTAAATTGTTCGGCCAGCTGTTCGAACACTGGTGCCATCATCTTACAAGGACCACACCACGCCGCCCAAAAATCTAACACTACTGGTATTTCGGAACTTAAAACTTCTTGTCCCAAATTCTCTCTAGTAATATCCAACATATTTCTTCTCCATTTTTTGGTGCCGGAAGAGGGATTCGAACCCACAAAAGCACACGATCTTAAGTCGAGCGGCTGTACCAATTTACCTAAGCCATTCCGGCAAACGTGGCCTAAATATCCCGTGTCTACCATTCCACCACGAGGGCATTATTATTTTGCATTTCGTATTACATTCCAATTATCAACACAGTATGCGAATAACGTTGCAGATGATGTTCCAAATGACCATGCCAGAGCAGAAGTGTGAAGACTATTGTCTGGATCACCCCATCCAATAACATATCCAATAATCGTCCAACAACATAAAAGATATGTAATCACAAAAATTCGGAGGGCGATTCTTGATGGAAGTGACAATCCATTAACTGTAATAGAATCAGATTCTACCATTAAAGTGCTCGCACAAGATCACCAAGTTCGGTGAAAGGAATTGGACGACCAGTTGCATCTAGTACAAGAGCACTATCAACCATGGCAGCGAAATACTTACCATGTCCGATACCACGCCCGTTGTACAGACAAGAAACAACAGTCTTACCATTATATTTGCGAATGTAAAGACCTTCAAGTTTCTTATTTGCTGCTGTAGTTGCCATTTTTGCTCATCTAGTTTAGTTAATTTGTACCAGTGGTCGGAGTCGAACCGACAATGTCTTACGAGACCAAGGTTTGAACTTGGCGACTTTACCAATTTGTCCACACTGGTATTACAATCATGCCCTTATATATTCAACGATTCCTTTGAGTCTGTCAACGCGTTTATAATTTGCTCCATGAAGTCACACAAGTCTACCAACTACTGAAAATACGTAATATTTGGTGTAGAAATGCCTGATATTTGACGGAAACTAATATATGTGGCACGACTATCAAATATCACAAATACATTTTTTGGATGGGCTTTAACCAACGCGGCAAAGTTTTGAAGATTTTCACCACTGTTAATATCCGCATCTAAGAAAAATACCATATTATATCCTGCACTTAATGCTCCACCAATTTCTCCAGCCAAAGCGGAAGAAAATGTTGTTCCAGCACCAAAATGTTGATTAAGTAAATCAATTGCTTTGTGGTCATATTTTGGTTTAGCTGTCCACGTATCCACTTTTCCAGCTTGATTAGTAGAGAATACCATTTTGTAAATTTCGTATGAACCACTAAAACGAAAAAATAACACTTGTGTTTTGCGGAATATTGGTGTTTTCATTAAATTAACAACGTTTGACATGACACTAGTGATAACGTTTGACATTGATCCGGAACTATCAATGACAAATCCAAGCGAAATATCTGCAAAATCCATTGGTTTCTCTGCTGGTTTAATAGCAGATGCACCAACCTGACGTGCAATATCTAATCCTGATACATTTCGACGGTGTGGCTTTGCATAAGTTTCTTCTGAACGTGGACGTGCTGAAGAAACAAAACGTCGAATTAGCGTTTGCCAATTGAACGTTGGCATAATTTTTGAATAATCAATTCCTTGCGGTTTTTCGTGCTTTGCAGTACCAGGTGTGCCACCTTGACCCGGACCTTTTCCTTCTCCTTCTTGCTTTTTATCACGTTCTTCATTGGTAGAATCTGTGGCATCTCGCATTTTTCTATCAATACTTGTACCATTAGCATCTATATCAGATGGAGTAACTCCATCAGGAATTTCTTCTTCCTCACCCTGCTGTTGTCCGGGTTCATGATCATCAGACATGCCATCAAGCTTTGCTCGTAGTTTATCTTGTTGATCTTTGCCAAGTTTTTTGAATTCATCTTCAACAATTTTGTACATATCAACGTAATGTGCTTGTCGATCGTAGTTAATATCATCATTAAATAATCCTATGGGGAGTTGCTCGTATCCACTCTTGACAAGTAGATAGTTTGTTCGAAAATCACCAACCCAGTTAATGATTTTGGGATTAGCATTCGGAATGATCTTTTGATAGAAAAAATCATCATTACTGTAATGCATAAATTCATGCATAATCAAGAATTCAATATAAGCATATTCGTCGGGAATATCACCACCATTGGAAATGTACTTATGACCTTTAGGTTTAAGGCCTTTAAGATGAGCATAGTCAAGTAATGCTTGACAGAATGGTACATTAAAAATGAAATCACCAGTTGGTGTTGCAGCGGCAGTGGTAACTGATCGATATGGACCTGTATCACCCTCTTGTGTAAAGATAATCTTGGGAGTTGTTAGTGTTCTACGATCAACAAAACTTCGCAAGGGAAGAAATTCATCATGGTCGGCACGAATGCTTCGCATTAATCTATAAAATGTTGTGGTGTTTAATTTTGGTCCATTAACTGGAACTTTTGCTTTTTGAAACATGTTAAACGTAGAATCTTCAACAACGTTCTTTTCAAGAGTTGAATACAATACAGGTGCCTTCTTAGCAATGTCTTGAAATTCGGCCTGTTCTTTTGCAATATGTTGTGCAAGTTCGCTGACAGGCTTTCCTGTAGTGGTTGAAATTTCTTGTAGAATTTTACGAATATGAGGATCGTTTAAAGTTGAAGCAGAAAACTTCACCTGACCAGGTGCATATTTCCTGTTCTCGAGACCTTCCATGAACACTCTACGCAAGCGGCCCATTAGTATCTCACTTCAATTTGGAGAGAAGATCGTGGATATCGCTTCGCAGTTGAACTGTTGATGTTGCAACTTCATCCTTGACATCATCTGTAATTTTATTAGCTTTAAACAACTTGCTGATGGTTTCTGACAATGAAGAAGACAAAGCTCGTCCCACAGATGCAACGCGATCATTCTGATATTTGTGAATGTGTAATGTATACAACAACGCAAGAATGAAGTTCTCAAAAGATGAAACTTTTGTACTTGGATCTGTAGTAATTGTATCACCTTTCAATGTCACTTTTGGCTGATCTTCTTTCAAAATATATTGTTGAATTGAAGCATCATCTTTCAGTTTAGATACAATCATATCGCGAACGTCTTCAATGAATTGAGCATTGTTGACTGAATTGTTGGCATTGATGATGTCAATATCATCGGACATGTTTGTGATGTTTTTACCATCCATATAGCTGGACAATGTTTGTCCCATTGGTGTTGTTTTAGCTTTCTTTGACAACACGCCACCTAAAATACTTGCATCAAGTGCAGAGACCCATGCCTTCAACTGATGCATGAATTCTTCCTTGTCTACTCCATGCTTGTCGAAAATAAAATTCAATGAATCTTCCAATGCTTCACCAATAACATCATCAATCTCTGAACGAATTTGATCAGCCTTAATTGAGTCATCGTTAAGTACTTTTGAAATTCCTGAATTCAACTCACGAACCAATGTTGCGTAAATATCCGTATATTCGCGTGGAGAGATATACAATGGTGATCCCACATCCAAGTGAAATGGACGTTGATCGGCAGAATGTTCCGAACCTTTTTCCTTGAACTTATCAACAAACGCTTGCATAACATTCATTGCAACTGTGGAAACTTCTTCAGGGATTCCTTTGAATTTTTTAGCTCCAAGCCACTGTTTCGTTTGTTTCCAACTAGCAGACGCCGGAATAATATCAACCACATCTTTAAAATGCTGTGTCATTTCTGTTGTGTGACTACCTTGAGGATTCATAGCAGCAACAACAATAGCGCTCTTTGGTAGTTCAATAAGTTTTCCACTTTCGTCACCAGATGGACCGAAGTTTTTTTCTAAGATAACACGACGCAGAGCATTAAAAGTCTTTTCATCAACTGTGTTGATTTCATCAAAGAAAATCAAATATTTCCAACGCTGATCCATATAGGCACTGATATGTTTGTTTGCATCAGTTCCATACTTCTTCTTTAGGTCAGCAATATACGCTTCATCAGCGTGCTTAATCTTATCCATAATTTCTCGATACAGCTTAGGTACTGAGAATTTCACGGCAATTTCTTCATCTTTGCGATCGCCAGGAAGCGGTAACCCTACAACATCATCTGGATTTAATTGGCTAACTTCAATTTCAATCAAACGCAGATTATGTTTATCGGCAACGGCGGCGGCTTGAGCTGTTTTTCCAATTCCTGGAGGTCCTGATACAACAGGAATGTACTTGCGACGTTCACCAAGTTTCATTGCTTGCTCAACTTGATGGTTTAGCGCTTCACGCCACTCGTGTGGCTCAAGAAGATTGCTACTACTCACATCAACATTCGATGTTTCTTTGATCAATTTGGCCGTTGCATCAACAATTTTATCCGCTAAATCACTATGTTGACCAGTTTGATAATTAATAAAGTTGTTGCGAACGTTTGTAATCAACGCACGTGCATCTTGTTCGTCACGTACAGGAATGCCAGAATTAATGTACAACAAAAGTTGTTCCCAGCGGCGTGGTGACGTGCGAACTTCCTTTGCAACATCAACGTAACTCATGTGTTCATCTTTTAACAACTTTTTAAAATGTTTAATGATATTTTCGTTGAGACGAACGTGCGTATCATTTTGATACTTAGCCACGAGCCAATCAAACCAGTCCTCTTTACGAGGTGTTTTATAATCGATAGCCGTAAATTGATTATTTGGAGGAATACTCTCCAACCCCTGATCGCGCATATTTGATGCATACATGATATACACATTATCAGGAATTGTATGCATTCCAATTTTATTGTTCAAAATACCACGGAGAATATTTCGAATTCTCATGGATGTTTGACGATAGTATTCGTCAAGAAACAAAATCACACCATATGTTTGACGTGCCTGTTTGAATGCGTCAGGAATTTTTGTTTCTGTTCCACCGAACGCTTTGTACAATTGTTGGATGTAGTTTGGAGAATGCTTGATATGCTCTATATACGCATGATCTTCCATTGGACGAGCATGAGCGAGTTGATTGTACAGGTTCGACTGAGCCAATACCAGTTTATATTCAGATGTGATTTGCTGAACACCAGTTTGGGTGGAATTAGACTGTGGATTAAACACAATGAACGGAATATTAATCAAATGCTCTTCAGTAATGTGGGGGACTTCCACAACAACAGCATGAATGCCTAGAAGGCTTGCAAGTGTTTCAACAAATGTTGTTTTTCCCACGCCTGGATCGCCAGTTAAAAGGACACCACCCTTATGGTGTCCTTCGCTATAGTGTGACATGTGGCCAAGAACTTTCTCGGCAAGACGAACTAGCTGATTTTTCATGTGTTAGTCCATATTCATGATTTTTTTGTACAACTGAGGATTGCTGTGTTTGAAGGCATCAATTTGTTCGATGGTGTCTGCATCAAGAATTGGGTCTAAGCCGAAAACATGAGATGAACGAGATGATTGTACCACACGTTCAACTAAAGGGGAAGCAGCTTGTTTTTCTTTCAAACGTTGGTGTTCAAGCAAGCGCTCTTGGATTTCGAGAATCTTCATCACATCTCCACGAAAACTGTGTTGTAAGAGATATTTATGACGACTTCGATTAAAGATGTGGTTGGCGATACAGGACTCGGACCTGTGGTCTCTACCATGTCGAGGTAGTGTTTTTGCCTCTAAACTAATCGCCAATTGGTACCCTCGGAGGGAATCGGACCCCCTACCTCTTCGTTCGTAGCGAAGCGTTCTATCCAATGAACTACGAGGGCAAAAAGAAAGGCATTCCACCTTTCTGCTGGGTATTGAGCCACGCGGTGCGGCTTCCACTTCGCCACGGATAGTTTATGAGCTACCCTTCCTTACGGCAAGACTACGCTTCAACGGTTAGGCGCCTTTCCTCTGCGTAATCCACTTCTTTGGTCCACCAGACTATTGATTATGTGTCTTAACCATACAGGGATTCGGGCACATAATCTCATAAAACAGTTATTTTACCTCTGTTGTGTCAACCTCTGTGTCAACCGGCTTTGCATTATTACGTGCCAAGCAATCAGCATGTTCTTGTTCATATGCTTTTTTGTAATCAACGTCATATTTTGTGTACACTGATTCAAACCAGCGCTCAAAAACTTCTCCTGTCCACGTATTGAACCAATCTTTCATTTGAGCTTGTCGCAATTGATCCGAGCCTCGCATGCCACTCCTTAGCCAGCTGCCAAACGAGCCTTTTAGTGCCTCTAGAGGGGCGCCTTGACTTTTTTGACCAACAATCATGGAAGCAATGTTACCACGGAGTGTACAAACATCATTTGGAAGATTTTCACTTTGTGCCCAGCTACCAAAAGCAGCTAGAGACAACACAGCAGCAATTGCGATAGAGATAATATGTTTCATGGTCGGCTCCTATTAACCCCAAACTTATGTAAGGGTGTATTAGAGTATATATGAAATTATTTTGGTGGAAGAAGTGGGATTTGAACCCACGGGAGAGTTACCTCTCCGCTACGTTTCCAACGTAGTGCCTTAAGCCAGACTCAGCCATTCTTCCTATATTTCTGATGGGAGCAGATATGGTCGAATTTCATATTCGAGAACACACGTTCCACAAGTTTCGCGAATAGTTGTTTGTTTCCCCTCCCAGAATGCAAGAAGATTGCCAGCAGCAATACCGCCCATACATTGTTGTATGGGCGTATTACATCTCCAACACGTTCTTACGAGTGCCACAAAACTTTCACGTACTGTATTTGATGCCACGCTCCGATTCCTAACCATGCAACTACAAGAGCAAATATAAGAGCAAATACAGCAATAACACCCCATTTTACATAATTCATACTATCTCCTTGGTGGGCCGTGAGAGACTCGAACTCTCACACCTTTCGATGCCAGACTCTAAATCTGGTGCGTCTACCAATTCCGCCACCGGCCCTAATTTTTGCGGCTGCCATTACGCCATACTCCCAGTTATTCAACTTCTTTACCACAATGCGGGCACAACTTGATAGTTTGTTTCTTCACTTTACCAATTGCATTTTGCAAGTGTTTTGCACCCTTAAGCAAATCTTTCAATTCCGCACGTTTCCTTTCTTTTTTTGGCTTATCGAGTTCAGTTTTGATTTGTTTCTTCATTCGAACAAGTTTATGTTCGAATATATTAAGAAAATTCGGCAGCAACAACTGTTTCGTCATTTTGTATAAATCTCCGTATTTTGGTGGGTGGTGAGGGGATCGAACCCCCGACATCTTGCGTGTAAGGCAAAAACTCTACCGCTGAGCTAACCACCCTGTAATTCCCTATTTATTGATTTTCATATTCGTTTGAAACATCAGTATATTTCATAATTCCGTAGATATGCCGCCACGTATCCCAAACGTATGATGCTTCTATGTTCATATAGGAAGCACCTTCAAGCATGTATACCCGTCCACTACGTGTTACTCCACAACGTGTGATTGGATCCCATTGTACAATTGGTGAAGACACACGACCTTCGCCTTCTGTCATGTTAAATCCATTGAAATGTCGACTGCCGTCTGGCAATTCATATACAACCCAAGCACTAAGACGCAAGACTGGTGTCTCTTCAACAGATGTTGGTTTCCAGGTACTCATTCGTTATTTAATAAGGATAATAATAATGAACTTAAAAGTATAATGATAATGAAAACAAAAATGGTCATTTTTAGTACTTCTCGTAATTCGGAGGAGAGCGAATCCCACCACAACTGAATATCAATCCACATATTTTTCATAATTTTCCCTTTGGTTTTCGTGCTTCGTACTGATACGTACGTCCAATAGTAAGATGAAATCGCCAACCACGTGGCAATCCAAATTCCGCACGAACTTGATTTAAGAAATTACAGTCTACGTCGATCCAATAGAAAAATCCACCATCCGCATCAGCTTCCCGACAAAGGTTGCCATGTTCGTATTTGAAATGAATTTTCTGACCCTGATACTTTTTCCAAAATTCAGGATGTTGAGAACAAGCATGCTCACCTCGAATAACAGAAATGTGAGCATCCCATGCTGGTTTTTGAAGAATAATGTGTTTTTCACGTTGCAACCACCAACGGTAGTAGCGCGTAATTTCTTTGTCAACTTCAACAATACACCACCACTTTGTACGACCCTTCATATCTCCACGATATGGATCATACACAATAGTACCAATGCCACTATGATAATCAGGGTGATTATCTTGGTTAGGCTGTTCCATGATACAAATTCCTTATTTGAGACGTAAGTAGGATTCGAACCTACATAAGACAATTTTGCAAATTGCCGCCTGACCATTCAGCCATCACGTCATGGGTTGTTAGATAATTCCTTAAAAGAGTGTACCCAACTATCAGGCCACGTTGTTAAAGATTTTACATTTACACCAAGATGCCAAAATGTTGGTGCATAGAAACGACTAGATTTTCCTCCATTACCGCCACGATACCACACCAACGGTCCTTTTGGACTTTGTCCAATTGCGGCAAACGCAGCTGGTTTTGTTGGATCTGCATCACGGCTAACATATACAACATCAAATTTTAAACCATACTTATGAAGCAGGGTTTTAAGTTTAAGATAATAAACAACATCACCCTTCCAATGATATTCATCAGCATTACCTGCAAATTGAAAATGTGAAAAATCTAAATATGGATTTCGGGTTGTTCGGAACTTCACCCCTGTTGAACTTTTATGTGGTAGATCGATTGTTGGTGGTATGTTCGCAATCGTACTTGAAATTTTTGTTGCTTGTTTCGCTTTTGAAATCTTATGTGCTGTTGCTTTTTGCTGTCTAATGGTGGTAGCTTTTTTCGCGACCAGTGTTTCCTTCTTTGCAAGCATATTTGTCAATGCAGTCACCAATTCTGGATGATTAATCTCATCGACCAGGTCATTTCCAATTACTTTTTGATTATGTATTGGTATTCCGGACACACCCGCACGCCACAATGAAAAAATATGGGGTGAAGTATGTAAATCATCCCACTGATCTTTCCAAAACTGGAGACGGTGATTAATCGAACGCAATTGTCGGTCATACCGACTAAGCATCTCATCGTCCGATTCAAATAATTCTTCTAATTCCACTGCTGCTGTACTCCTTGGAGCGGGTAAAGGGACTCGGACCCTTATCTCCAGATTGGAAGTCTGGGGCACAACCTTTATACCATACCCGCATTAAATTTGCGTCACTTTATACTTCTTCTACAGAAAACTGTAACGGATGTTCACGTACTTTTGAATACTCTGTAGCTTGGTTAGCTTTTGTTTCAGCGATATCTTTCGGATATACGCCACAAATTACTTTCCCAGTTGTATGAGCAACCATCATGACATTAAAAGCCTTTTGGCTATCCATCTGAAAGAATTTCACCAATACATCCATTACAAAATTGAATGGAGTGTAGTCATCATTATACAGTATGACCTGATACATCGATGGTTGCTTAATACTAATTTCTTCTCTTTCGATCGAAATCGTACCTGTTCCACCATCTTGATCATGCTCTGTCATCTAACACCTCTATTTATCTGATTATTGGAGCACACGGAGAGATTCGAACTCCCGATTTTACTGCTTTGCAGGCAGTCTCGTTTGACCACTCCGACACGTGTGCATTTAAACGATCACTGTACTACTTATTCCCCTCTTTGACAACCTCAATTGTAATTGGCTACCCTGCCTGGATTCGAACCAAGACAACGAACTTCAGAGGCTCGTGTGCTACCATTACACTACAAGGCAATTAATCTCAAAGACGAGCGAAATTTGCAAGTCCTGCTTCAAGCAATTCTTCCTGACACTGGTGAATATCACGATCGGCGGCAAGATGTTTATTGATAATTTCCATCACTTTTTTGTTATCCATTTTCACACTTGGAAGTTTCTTAATCATCAACAACCCAAGAACGTTAGATTGGATGGGTGTTCCAGTCAGGTCAATCACGCCATTAATTTGTTTTATTGACTTGTGAATGTTCTGCAATGATTTCAAATTTGGAAGTGCTTGAAGATACAACTTACCACCAATTTGTTGTGGTGCACCTTCCAGTGAAGAAAGTTGTTCATTTCCTGATACGGTCACGTGTAGTCCAACTGCCGTTGGTCCACCAACGAGAGACGCCAATTGATTGTGATCAACAAAAAAATCACCATCAACTAATGTTGGACATCCTTTTAGGGTCATTAAGTCGCCACCAGAACATAAAAAGTTCCCTGCCACATGTCCAAAGGCTATTGGAAGTTCTTTTTCACTTATTGGACCAAGATCCACATCACCTTGTACATCATAAAGACCACTTGGATTTATTGTAGCGTTCACTTTTTTATCCAAGAGCCACTGTGCTGGGGCTGCTTGAACAGGGACTGGAGCAACTTTAGCTGCACGAGGTGTTGAAACCGCGTGTGCAGGATTTAGAGCAGCGGGTGCGATTGGTGATGCAGGACTTCCACTAATCTTCCCAGCAGTATGAGCTGTTTTAGCATTGTGGTAGTATGTCGCAGCACCAGCTGGTGTCATACCCAATTGCTTTTGTAATAGGCTAATGAAATCACTACGACTCATTCCGCTGTTTATTACGTGCTGAAGATACAGAGCTTCTGCATCATCTTTCTTGGCCATTTCTGCTAGAACGTCTTTAATTTTCATGGTGTATTTTCCTTGGATTCAGGGATATTTATAAATACTAGCTCATGAACTCCAAAAGATAACTACCTTATGAAAATTAATGATTTTGCCGGGAAATCTGTTGAAGACCAACTAATTCGTCTCAAACGAGTTCAAAAGTCGCTTGATCATCGATTAAATCATTATCGAAGTATTTTTGGTGATCTTGAAAATCAAATATCACAAACGAATCCCATTCATGTAAAAAAGAATCCTAACGATATTGAATATCTATCATTAAAGTCACCATATGGTCGTGGTGGTGTAATATACATTACTAACACTCCACAGCATCAACGGTTAGCAATAGAATTAAACAACATCAGCCGTGCTGGTGATCGACTAGAAAAAGAGATCGATAAAAATCGAAAAGCTCAGCGATCAGCAATGAAACAATCTGTTATTGCGGATCCACAAGCAGCAGCAATACAAATTCCTGCTTTTCAAGTACCTAAGGTAGTTAGGTTGAGTGGTCGTGACACTGTTGATAATCCATATTATTTTTCGACTATAAACCGATACGCTGGTTCACCTGAAGGCTTTAATTGGGATGCAATTGCAGCTGTTGAATTTTATAATCTCAAACAATTAATGGCCAAGTATGGTCTACACTTCGATGTTGTATATGCCAGTGAAGGAAGCAGAGGCAATCCTGCTTTTCTAGCTGTTGGTGGGCATGGTGACATTATCTATACACGCAAGCCTAGTCATGACCGTACCACTCGCCTATTTCTTCTTGGTACACAGCACAAGACATCTCGTGCGCTTCAACCAAGTAGAATCATCAATGCTTTGAAAAAAATACAATTAATACATCAACCATCGGCAGTACAAGTATGATATTCGATGAAAAATTAGCGGGGCTGGAACGAGAAATTTCCATCATTGATCACCACATTGCTCATTATCAAAGCTTATGGGATGATGCGCTTCAGGCTCATATTATCGTTAGTTCAATTGATAAAGCTTATACCTCCACACCACATGCGTACACAACCATCAAATACATTGGCGGTCCAAATCCCATGTTGCAAGAAGATAAGATTCTTAAAACTTACGTGCCAACAATGCACGGATATATAGTTCGATTGCCAGCCGCACTAGCACGACGTAAAGCGTTAAAAACCGCTGTAAAAGAACTTGTTGCTCAGGAATCCAAATTAGGATCGGTAACACAAATATCAAAAAAGAATATTCCCCATCACATCTTTACCGCGGCTGATCATCGCAAGAAAATTAACAATCCATATTTCAAAGGAACAACAGACCTGTATGCTGGAGATCCTTCTGGATTCACCTGGGGTCCTCAAACTAATAATTTTTTGGCTATTCGAAAAGCAGCACTACGAAATGGATTGGAATTTAACACTGTGTATAGCAGCACAATTGTTTATAATTTATCTTTTCGTGGAAGGACTCAAAATTTACGAACATTTGCTGTAATTGCTGGTGGTGATTCACTTGGTGGTGATCTTGTTTGGTACAAATACGAAAGTAGTCCAGGTGCCGGAAATAATTATTTGTACATCAAGGGCAAACAAATGGCTACGACAGGTTTTATTGCAATGTCTCCAGCAGCACAAGATAAGCTACTCAAAGGCTGTCAAACTCCATAATTGGTTAGGGCGGTACGACTCGAACGTACTTTCGCTTTTCGCGAACAGCTTCAAAGGCTGCTGGCTCGACCACTTCACTCCTCGCCCCAATATCAACAGAGATAGTTCGGATATGACGTTCTTATTGACCGCTGTCTTACCATTAGACGACTACAGGAGAATCGAACTCCTATTCGCGGTTTGGATTGAAGTATGTCACTCCTACGCAACTGTTGGTCTAGATGGCTGGATTCGAACCAGCGTCTCCTCCTTCCGAGGGAGGTAGATTAACCAGGCTTTCCCACATCTAGAATTTTACTTACATGATAACTTGGTTGCGGAAGTTGGATTCGAACCAGACCTTGCACTTTCGTGCCCGGGGTATGAACCCGGTGAGACAGCCACTTCTCGATTCCGCGATGGATTCTGTTGAGAAAATGATTGGATTCACACCAATCCGCACAACCCAGCATTCAGAGTGCCATACAGTAGTCCCATTTGGGTTAGCTCGTCGTCAGCTTCTACCGTTTGTGCCCGGACCATACGACCTGCGCAGCCCTGTGTGTCTATTTCCGCCTCGATAGCAGATGCCCACACCGCACTTTCTCAATATTTAAAAACTTCTCTCTTGTGGATGTAATTTCCAATACAACTTACGCAACCGTGCTGACGCTCTACAGTACTGATTAAAGTGGTAGTCACCAACACACTTCAAGGCACGCTTTCGTTTGCTATGTCCCATCCAATAGGGACAGGTATCGTCATGTTTACGCCAACTTGACTGATCTTGCCAGTTTTGACATTGACGTTGCATGAAACTCCATCCCATAATATGCTCCTAATTTGGTACCCTCGAAAGGAATCGAACCCTTTTCATGACGTTCGAAGCGTCATATGTTCTCCAATACACCACGAGGGCAAATGACTATTACTGTTCGATCGTAACAGTTCACATTGTTTGTGGCCATAACAGGACTCGAACCTGCAACCCCTTGCGAGGACTACCTTCTGAGGATAGCGTGTATACCAGTTCCACCACATGGCCATATTACATTTGTGGAAGATCGAGCAATCGAAGCCCAAACCGTTACCGGTTCAATCTGATTTCGAATCAGCTCTGGCGCGCCTGTCCAGTTGATCTTCCCAGTGTATTTTTGCATGACAATTACGACATACAACTATACATTTTTGAATCTCGCGTTCAATCGTTTCCCATGCATTAGTCATTCGTTCAGCAATGGTAAAATCCTTTCCACCTGTGTGGTGAAATTCAAGACAAGCCACATGAATTTCACCACAATTGCATGGATGCTGCAGCTTGTAATTCTGAATTCGTTGTCGATTCTCCGCAAGACGCTTATTCGATCGCGTTCTAACCTTGTAAGCATACTTTGCTTTATAAGCAGATCGAATCTTTTCACTCGCACACAGCTTACAGTAATATTGATAGCCGTCTGGTGCATTTTTGTTACGTCGGAAATCATTGTTTGATTTCCCTTTACTGCACGATGAACACGTTTTCATGTGATTCTCCTCGCTTTCGAAATCTATTTACTATTCGAAAACGAAAAATCACCATTCTTTGCTAAGGAAACTTGACATTATTTTAATCCCACAACGCTCGAAAATATTTCCCAAACAATCGTAAACCATTTTCGATTCGTTGATTATGTTTATCATGACCTTCCATATTAAACGTGGGTCCAAAATATTGACATTCCCAATCATTGTCTGGATGAATTTGTTCAAAAGTCCAAATCAAGTATCTAAATGTTGTTTAACGTGTTGCATTTCAGCATGTAGCTCAAGTTTATACACAACATATACAGTCTCTGTTACGTTGCTCACCAATGTCATTGACAACATTCCTGCTTTTCGTGCCGCCCGTTCAATGATTGTTTCATACGCGACAACACGATTAGTATAGTTGGTAGGACTTGCACTCTGTTTTGCAACACATACGACTATATTGTATTGATGTTGCGCAATTTGTTCTGCTACTGCTTGAGCAACAACTGAAAAAACTTTCATTGCTGTTGCTCCAGACGTGGATGTTAAATCTTGTGTCAATGTTCCATCTGGTGTAACGGCAGAAAAGTCAACATTTCCCACATTTGCACGATTGCCAAAGAATGGAACAAACGTTTGTCTCTCATTGGCATTTGCTGGGCGAACGGTAATCACAAACTTTTGGTTGTTAACTTCAAATGTACCCACGTCGCCGTTCCATGCGATGTTGGTTGTGAAATTTAACGATTCGATAATGTCTTCAATCTTCATTATCAATCCCACAATGCTCGGAAGTACTTCCCGAACAATCGCAGGCCATTGCTGGTTCGTTTTTCTCTCTCGTCTCTCTCTTCATCCTTGTATTTTTTGAATTGTTCCTCTTCGTTCTCAGGATGAATTTGTTCAAATGCCCAAATCATTTCACCAAGAATGTACGCCCAACGATCATGAAATAGATCATCCGTGTCCCATTCACTTTTTGTTGGAGGAGCTGCCGTTGAACGAAGTTGTTCCGGTACGTCTTCATCATCCGTCATGGGCGAGCCGTGTTTTACTTCTTGAAGTTTTTTCAGCATCGGCAACACAATATACGCTAACGTGGAATCCATTGACCACACATCATAATCATCAATATGAATCTTTACTGCTCGGTTCTTCTTACTATGGAGCCATTCACATGCAGTATTGAGCCATGTTTCTGCTAACCACTTTCCAATTGCATAACAGCGATCTTCAGACAAACCAACATACTGCAACATGTCAGCAAGTTGATATGGACCGATCCATGAACGATATTTACCGATGCGTACTTTCATTTGTACTCCCTTTCTAATGGTGGTCTCGGAGGGACTCGAACCCCCACGCTCTACGAGCCACACGATCTCAACGTGTGAAGGCTACCAATTACATCACGATCCCATTATTTACCCCACGTATCCGTTTGCCTATGACAATTTGGACACATGAACCGCAGATTGCTGCGCCTATTATCCCAAAATTCACCATTGATATGATCAATGTCAAGGGGTAGTAGTTTTTCTCTCCACACTCCCTCATTGCCACACTCACAACGGTATTGTATTCCTGACTCTAACATGGCTCTACGTAACCTTGCAACAGAGTTTCTACCTTGCATCTTATCGCGCAGCACCAACACTTCCGAATGTGCTAATCGATTGTTAGCATGGTTGCCACGTTTGTGGGCTTGACCTGTAAAATGAGCGGTGTCTATGTTATGCTGACGACACCGCTTTGCCAGGTTGGTTGTGTTACTTCCTGTGGGAACAATCCCCAGTCTGCGTGCTAATTCCGCATTTGAATGAACGTGGGGGACGTGTTGTTCTAATAATTCTTTGGTATACTTCATGCTCTTATTTATGAGCAAGTCTACCAAGCTCAAGCTTGCGCGTCTACCAATTCCGCCACGAGACCGTTACTATTTAGTTGGCGCAGCCGACCCGAATCGAACGGATATCTCAAGCTCTTCAGGCTCGCGCACGTAGGACCACCTCTGCCACGGCTGCTTTAATCATTGTTAATAATTCTTTACTACTTACTAAATTGCACTTTGTTGTCACTTCAACAATTCTTCGTTTTGGAATATCGTAATGTGGATATCGTTCGCCATGGAACCAAGATGTCTTCGATCATCACAATAGTATTTCATTTGGCGACCCTGCAAGGAATCGGACCTCGGTCATCTGTTTTGGAGACAGTCATGTTACCACTACACCACAGGGCCATCGAGTAACTAATGTACACCCAACCGGATTCGAGCCGGTATTTCCACGCTGAGAACGTAGCGACCTAAACCGTTAGTCGATGGATGTATTTGAGTTTGTAAACACTTGGCGGCTCCGTACCAGCAACATCTAACCAACCGAGCCTCTTTAGGTGTGTATACAAACGTGGATTTTGAATATTTTCAACATGTGTTACAGGAAACGGATTTTGTTGATGCAGCCAATCGATCAACATTGTTCCAACACCCTGACCACGCTCCGTTTCATCGATGTTGATATTTGCGATGTCGAGGGTCTTGGCAAGATTTCCATCAATCATGTGTGTACCTTTGCGTATGTAGATTTTGATCGTGTCAGTTTCCAACCACTGATTACGCTGTCTACTGTTGATAAATACTTGAAACAATCTCTTAAATGTTTCAGTGTCATCAGTAATGATTTCGGTTAGTTTCATGGTGTTATTTATTGGTGCACAGAGATGGAATTGAACCACCGCCACGCTGGTTTTCAACCAGCTGCTCTACCAGGCTGAGCTACCTGTGCATTAACTTGGCAGAAGATAGAAGGTGTCGATCCCCCAGCGGTTCATCACCGCTGTACTTGTTTTCAAGGCAAGGCCGCGAGCCGTCGCGATATCTTCCATACTTGGCGTCCCTACGGGGATTCGAACCCGCGCTCTGGAGCTTGAAAGGCTCCCGTCCTCAAACCAATAGACGATAGGGACAACTTGGTCTCTCTTGTCCGATTCGAACGGACGTTTTTCCTCGCCCCAAACGAGGTGCCATAACCAGACTAGGCGAAAGAGAGATTGTATTACTTGGTCAGGGTGACACGGCTCGAACGTGCATATTCCTCTTTCCAAAAGAGGTCGCCTTCCAATTGGCATCACACCCTGATAATTTTTACTTTGATTCGTGCTTTGAACCATCCATCATGTCAGGTTCGTGGGTTTTCTCGTCCAGTTAATTAGAGGCAAGAGAAGGATTCTAACCTACGCTATCCCCTCCATTTGGGGATGTTCTCCATTAAACTATCTCGCCATTTCAAGCTGAGTTAAAGTCGCAGACAGTGACGAAGTAGCACCAGCTTTCCAGGAGAGGAATCGAACCTCTAACTCTCTTTTTCCATAAGTGAAGTAACCGTCTTACTACGCAACAACTTGGTGCCTTTGACAGGAATCGAACCTGCATCCCACTTAAGGGCCGACGTTCTCAACATCGTGTGTATACCAATTCCACCACAAAGGCATTATTTCTGAAAGTTAAGTTAATCACAACTTGGTGGTGCATAGTGGATTCGAACCACTGTTTTTTTCCTTATGAGGGAAACGCACTAACCGCTCTGCCAATGCACCATATTGGTATAGGTGCCCCATACCTTTCCAAGGTGTTGGGGCAGCTTTTTCCGCTTGAATCAATGGTGTATCGGGACGGAGTTGAACCGCCACAGCCTAGACGGGTGGGTTACAGCCACTTGGGCTCGCCAATGCCCAGCCGATACATTTAAAACTTGGTGCGTGTGGATGGAATCGAACCACCTATGGCTAGCATGCTCGAGGGTTACAGCCTCGCCCCTTACCGGTCGGGCACACACGCAAAATTGGCCCGTGCATTTATTAGACTTCCCGGTTGTGGAAGTCACCAGCCCTTGCTGGCTGGAAGATCACGGTATCTCTTTTCCTTATAATTGGTAGGAGAGGATGGATTTAAACCATCGACCTCAGCCCCCGTGGGCTGCGCTCTTGCATCTGAGCTACTCTCCTATTGGCGGGATGTACGAGATTTGAACTCGTGATCTCTTGCGTGACACGTGACAGGCAAGCGCATTAAGCCAGACTATGCTAACACCCCATATAATAATTTGGCACCACCAAGGAGGATCGAACTCCTACTTCAACCGTGACAGGATCGCGTGCAGAACCACTACACTATGATGGTATTAAACTTTTAATTTGGCATCCCGTTGCCGAGTTGAACGGCACTTCAAACCTTCGCAGGGTCCGAGGTAATTCCCTTACACGAGATATTTGGAACGTTGACCAGTGGTGACATGTCTTTTCAGTCCCTCAACATGTGCTTATCAATTTGGCGGTAGATATAGGACTCGAACCTATGGACCGACTTTCGCCAGTCTACGGTTTAGCAAACCGCTGCAATCGCCACTCTGCCAATCTACCATTTGTTGGAAAGGATGGACTTAAACCATCGACATCCAGCCGTAGTTGCTGGTGCTCTTTCTCTGAGCTACTCTCCAATTAAGAACACGTAATGCTCTTAGGGGATTTTCACTAAGCCAGCATGAATCTTTTTATGACAATTTGAACACACAATCGTACATTTTGAAATCTCACTTTCAATATAATTCCACGTTCTGTGAGTATTTTGACCAATTGTAAAATCTTTTTGCGATGAATTGCGATGATGAAATTCCAAACATACAAGTTCTTTTTCATCACAACACGAACATCCACAAAACCGTTTAATTTCATCAAGTTTCTTTCGATTTTCATCTCTAAGAGCTTTATCACGTGTTGCTCTTGTTTGTGAATAAAGTTCTTTATATCGTTTACTTTGCAAACTTCGCATGCAAACTTTACAAGCTGAATTTCGACCGTCTGTTCGCAGTCTATCACGGCGATATTCTGTGATAGCTTTCTCTTTCTTACATTGTGTACAAATTTTTCGTTTTGCTGACATTTCACTTCCTATTGAGTTCAACTTTATTTATAGTTGAACTTGGGGTGATCGACCGGTTACGATCCGGTACCCCCTGGTTCACAGCCAAGTATGCAGAACCACTACACTACGACCACCATTGAAGTGAAAATCCACTAAGAACACTACAGAAGACCTTTGTCCGCAGACTAAGCAGTGAATCCCCATACGGGAATCCACCATCCTCTATAGTGTTCCTCTAGAATACTTATCGTACTCTACCACAGGCTGTCCCTGTGGTGACTACTTTTACTCGTACTGTTCACGCCAGTACTTTCATCCTAGCCGCCGACAATTCCTGTATATTTTACGTCCACAGTAGGATCTCGTTTCCTATCTGGACGTACATCAAAGAGCAAATAAAAAGGGCAGCTTCGTTTCCGGAGCTGCCCTTCGTGTTTGTTCTGATTTTCTGAAATTATGCTCTCAGATCATCTCCACGAAGGGAGCTGCTAGGCTGCTCAACACGTTCAAATCGATATGAACGCATAGAGCTCAGCCCGAGCGAACTATCGCTCAGTTGCCAGCTATGTTGGTGTAGACAATGTTGCATTTCATTACCCTTCGGTTAAATTTTGTAAAGCAAATATTTAATTACTGTACCTCTATTTATAGAAGAGGTCAACAGTTTTTGAAACTATTTCAATGGATGTATCCAACCACTCTCCATTAGCACTTTGGGTAGCCGTTGTCTTTCCAACTGTCAAGTTTCAATATTTTGTAAGTATATGTGATTTGTTATAGTAAATCAACCGCCGGACCATTGAAAAGTAACACGACGAGCTTTTGCTCGTTTTGTAGTTTTCTGCTTTCCTTTGTTTGACGACTTCGCCATGGGTGAAGTCGCACGTGGTGCAGTTCCTTCTTTTAGAACCTTTTTCTCAACTACAATCTCATCAAGTGTCATCAAATTAATCCTTATATCCAAAGCCTTTGGATGCACGCTTCAATAGTGCTTCACCACGCTTAGTGTCAAACATATCTTTCAATGTTGGCTGGCGTCCACCATTAACGACAAACAAACGAACAACATCAGGAATGTTTGTTGTAATTGGATTCATCCAAGAAGACATCTTAATTTGTGCTTGCTTAAGACCTTCAACTGTACCCTGACTAATATGATCGTGAAGCTCTTCCAGTGCACCCGTAACTGTCATACAGAATGATGATTGTGCATCATCACGATTATTGTTATAGTCGGCTGCTTTACGGAACACATTGATACTATCTTTCAAGGCTGCCAACACATTACCAGGAATCTTTACTTTTTCATCATGCGCCATCGCTGTTGCGTATGTAAGATCGGTTTCTGGTGGGTGAGGAATATTAGCTGGATCATCAAAACCAATGTCTGTAACTTTTGGTTTTGTTAGGTTTGGAATTAGATCCTTATTTTCTTGTGGTGGAGCAGGATCGTTACCAGGACGCTTAGGCATCGTTGGACTTTCTGTAACCATCTTTGCAAGTTTCTGTTCATCAGGAGTTAACCTCTGCATGAATCGAACAGCTTCAGCTGCATTGTTTTTAAAATCGTATTTGCGACCATTGAGATATACACATACATGTTTTGCCTGCGATGGATCTGACCAGGCATGCTCTCCGGCGCGGGCCTGTCCAGCACGTTCACCGGCTGGAAGATTTGTCAGAGTTAATGCTGGACTTTCTGTAACCATCTTTGCAAGTTTCTGTTCATCAGGAGTTAACTTCTTGATGAACAGAATTGCAGCTGGTGCATTATTTTCAAAATCGTATTTGCGACCATTGAGATATACGTATACATGTTTTGCATTTGACCAGGCATGCTCTCCGGCGCGGGCCTGTCCAGCACGTTCACCGGCTGGATGAGCCGATGCTGTTTGAGCACCAATATGTGGATTTACACCTTCAATTGATTCCGTTACTTTTGTAATTTCCGTGTACGGAACTTTGCGGTCAAGCCCACCCACACGAACAACAACAAAATCAGTTTCACCGCGACGGTGACCGATGATTTCTGCATCATGTCCGTGCCACTTTACCTTCTCACCATCCCTGAACACGCCACGTGTGTGTTCTTCTTCTTGAGAAACAACAGGCATTGACATTTCGCAATTTTCTTCATGTTGACCAGCATGTTTATGACATGTTGGACATTCTTCATCGCCTTGATCACCATCAACATCACTATCTTCATCAGCTGTTGAATCTGCGCTGAGCTGATCTTCCATAGAATCAGACGAATCAGAATCCATGTGATCTGTTTCGCTTTCACTTGAGTTTGGATCAGAATCCATATCTTCTGGATCATCATGTTCATCATGTTCATCATGTTCATCATGTTCATCATGTTCATCATGTTCATCATGTTCATCATCAGGTGCATATTCAGAATGTGAATCAACATCCGCAGAAGCATCGTCTGGAGATACAGCGTCACCAGTTTCACCTTGTGGCACAATTGGTAATTTGTCATGTGTTGCTGGATCGATTCTAAATGCTTCTAGTTCAGAAATAGCAACAACTTTTGATGACCAATGACGATGTTCCCATAGCTTCTTGACTGAAGCATGAGCAACTGAATCACTGTGAAATGATGCGGCTTCTTCTAATTTGTCCGTCCAAATAGGACGGTCGTAAGAGCCGAGCGAGCTGAAGAACAGCTTAGATTGCTTGTTCTTAGCAATGATGAAGCCTTGTTTCATTGTGGAATCTCCCATGGATGTGATGATATTTATAGGAGACAAGGGGCAACTAACGTTTTTATCTTATTGACCCCCCAAAAGAAAAATGCCCGTCGAAACGGGCATTTTCAGTTTGAAACTAAATTACTTGACTTTACTTGCCTTCTTTGCCTTACCATCAGTGAAACCTTCTTGATATGCAGTCGCATTACCGGCAAACGTACCTTTCTTTGCTAGATTGGCTTGTTTTCCACGGCCATGTTTATAACCAGTCGTATAACCAGCATTCCAATCTCCTCCCGAAGGTGTCGTTGGAACAATACCAGCAGCAATTTGTTGCTTACGAACTAGTTGAGAGGGATCACCAACTTTGCGAGCAGGTTTGACGGCTGGAGTTGATGCAGCAGCTTTTGGTGCACTCTTGCCTTCAATGTACCCCACACCAACATTTGGCCAATACATCAATGTCGTGCCAACTGGCAACTTGCGGTTAACAGAGGTTGATTGGATAAACACGTCATACGCTGCATGATCACCTGGACGAAGTTGAATTGTGCCACTTGTTGGTAGATTGAGAAGTTGACGTGCATTCGGACCACAATATACAGCACGTGTTGCACGGTCACGAATCATGATCAATTTATATTCTTGAACCTCATCTTCTTTCTTAACTAGTTCGTAGAATGCAGCCCCACGAAGCATTGGCTTACCACTCATCTTTTCTGCAAATTCACGAATTTGCATTTGTGACTCTGTATCAGTATTGACTTTCCATTCACTAATTTGCTTGGAAATATCAATCAAGTTCGTTTGAATTGTCTTGATATTAACATTGCTCAAATCCGTTGTGTAAAACGATTTGGTCATCGTTACACCACGTGAACGTGCTGCATAGTAAGAACCAACACTGAGTGAAGTTGCCGCTTCTGCAATTTGCATTCCTTGTTGTGTTTGTTCCCATTCGAAGACGTTACCTTCATAGAACCCACGTTGAACCAACGCACGTTTGAACCCGCGTGGGACGCGAATCGTGAATGTCCAACGATCTGTTCCTTGCAATTGATGCATCTTACGTTGCAGATGATCACTACGCCAGGTACGAGAAGAATTCTCTTCGCCGTCGGTAATAGCCATAATCAAGAACGCAACGTTCGGATCGTTTGCATCTGGTAACTTTTCGAAAATTGAAATCAGTTCGCCGATACCGTCGTACAATCGGGTCGAACCACCATTAGCACGATATATTGTGATAGGTGTCAAAACTCCAACCGGCGAATTGACGACTTCACGTTCGACGACGTCGCTGAAACGAACAACGCTAACGATTGAGTCTTGATTGTATTGTGTTGAACCTGCTTGAATTGCCGCGATTTGCGTATTGTAGTCTTTGGTGCATGCACCTTCGAGACCGTAACTGCGAATTGAAACGCTATGATCGCGTGCGATACCTACATATGTCTTCATGTTCCTTCTCCCGTCTGATAAAAGTTAAAAATGTATTCTCTTCTGTCATATAAATGACAACGTATTTATGATGGAAACAACACGAGTTTCCAAAATATGGTGCCCGCAGCAGGACTCGAACCCGCGACGCAGGAATTTAGAATTCCCCGTTCTACCTCTGAACTATACGAGCTTCAAAAACTTTGTTGCTAGATTTTGATTTAGGGTCTTTTGAGCGACAAACGCCTCACCATACTTATGAACCTTTGAATGGCAATTACGACATAATACGGTACATTTCTCCATTTCGTCAACAATTCGCTCCCATGTATAGGTTCTTAAAACAGATGAAATTGTAAAGTCTTTTTGTTTAGGGTCAATATGATGTAGGTCCAAACAACACACATCTTGTTCTTGACAGACCGTACAGTAAGCATACTGCTTAAACAAATTGTAAAATTTTTGAGCACGACTCTTTTGTTGTCGCACGTAACGCTTAATCAACTTTTTCTTGTTCGCTTGATAGTACATTGCGTCATTTTGTTTCATGCATACAATACACTGACGTTGCAAGCCATCAGCAGTCGAAGTTCGTTTATAGAACTCGGACGGTATTTTTGATTTTTTACACTTTATTTCGAGACGCCGTCCCCTTTCAACTAATCTATAAATAGGGTTATGAAGCCAGGAGAATGAAATGAAGAGACTACTATTAACACTTTGCTTACTGATCAGTACAGTGGGTGTATCAGCTCAAGACTTTTCAAAAGAACGTTCGTATGTTCATCAAATTCAAATTCAAACAGCTAGTGGTTCTGGTGTGTCAATTGCTGATGGTTATTTGATTACTTCTGCTCATGTGGTTTTAGCTATTCCAAAAGGGTCAATTGTCATTGATAATTATGCCAGGGCACGTGTTGTCAAGATAGATCCTTTTGGCGATTTGGCATTATTATATGCACCAGATATACACTGTCCTTGTGCACCTTTGGCGGATGGTATTCCAAGCATCGATGAAGAATTAGTTGGTGTTGGTTATCCTCTGTATCAACTTGTGGAAGTTCAACTTGCAACAGAGGGTCGCTTTCAAGGTCTCAATAAGAATGAACAAATGGTAACAACGGTGGATATTACGTTTGGTAATTCCGGCGGTGGAATGTTTACGAAGAAAGATAGCAAACTCGTTGCAATCGTTGATTCAATTATTGGTATCCCACAAGGTCCACCAAATTTCAATATTTCTGATATGCATCATTACATTGCTATTGGCGTGTCAGTTCTTAAAGTTCGATCATTTATTAAACTGCCAACAGGTCAGCCTACAGTAAACGGACTAAGCTCACTTGGTCCAGAAAAAACGATGACAAATTAACGACTCGGGACTTCCAGAATTCTGAGAGCCTGTTCTGCATCTCGTAATGCAGTCTGAGCAGCTCGAAGTTGATCTTGATATCGAAGAACCATAGCTCTTTGAGCTGCTGATGGATGTTCCACCTGACGAAGCTCAAACAACTTATCTTCCAATTGTTGAACTCTCATTTGAAATGAGGTCATGTCCTGACGAACAACAATTTTTTGACTAAGTTGTTCTTGACGTTGTTGGTATTGTTCAAAGTTAGCTGTTTTCACATACCGACCATCTACTGCTGCAGCAGCGGTTGCAATGGTAACAATCGCCGCTACTCCGGCAGCAACTTTTGTAAGTAATTTATTAGCAGATAAAAAATCGGATACAGCCATGTGAATCCTCCAGTTGAGGATATTTATGTTTGGCAGGGAAAACTCGGGGGCACATGGCCCCCGATTATTACACTATTTCCAACGAGGTACCACATTCTGTGCAGAACTTGGCATTGGCCTTATTCATGTGATCACATGTGGAACACTTCTGTTTCTTTTTTACTGTAACTGCTTGTACAACCTGTTTACCTGTTTCCGTCTGTCCCAACAACTTTAATACCAAACTGTACTTTTCAGCTTGTGTTGGAAACCATGCTGCTGTTTGAAATTTCTGTTCTGACACAGAACCTGCAGCAGTAATACCAGCATCGTTTGCAGAAAAATTTCCAGAGGATGCTGGACATGAATCATACACTGTTTGTGAGAATGTATTTGCTGAATTTAGCAATACTTGCTCACCGTGATCACCACTAGAGCCGATGAGCGATGTAGCGGATTCTACTCCTTGACCACCACTAGAATTAAGAGTTGCTCCCCTCAAATTACTAGTTCCGGAATTAGCTTGGATTAGATTCGAACTCGATATCGCCCCGGCGCCGTACCAAATTGGTGGAGGAGTATGCAGTTCATTCCAACCCAAGCGTCGTGGCCAACGTCGTTCAATTTCAACAACCTCTTTATAAACATATTCAGTTTTTGGTGCACGTTGTTCAAATTGATATTCAACAACAACTAATCCATCTTCACCACCAATACCTCGATGATTTTCAACGGAGGCGTTGCGCTCAATAAACTTGAAGCGATTACCTTTGTTAAAGTTTCCATTCTTAACAAATCGCTCAATTTCAATAGACGAACTCGCAGGAATGACAAACGTCGTTCCTTCACCAATATCATTGCCGTCAATCAAAATTTTGATTGAAGCACGAACTGTTTCGAGATTCTTAATAAAAATTGAGTATTCTGCGCTGAATGGCAGATAAACGATGTCCTTAAATTCACGAAGGACTTTACCGTTGGATTTGATAGCTACGGCTAGCTTATTTCCATACATCATTGCGACCCCTCTTATACGGACCACTCACTAAGATCCTAATTTATTAAAGTGAGTTAAGTGAAGGTTCGGTACTACTACCCAGCCTTCTAAGTCGTGTGTAGTTCTATATATGTGTTATAAACGTGAAGTTCCTTAAACTGTTTTACGTTTATTGGCGGCTTGCAAATCTTGTTCAATTCGATGATCGGTGTCTTGAAAATCTTCTTGTGTTGCTTTCATAAGCAATTCACGTTCTCGTACTGTTAAGGATTCAATCAAATCACCAGGCTTAGAATCATAATGAGACGAATAGGTGGAATGGAGCCATTTTTTCATAAAGGCGCGATCTATTAGTTTCTGAATGACTACCGGAAGTTTTAGTGCTTTCATTTTTCCGTATCCTGTTGGAATAGCTTTACTAGTTTCTTGAATGAATTGCTCATGAAGAATTTGTACTTAGTATAATTTTGGCGGAAGTTTTGTTTTGTCTTGCTCCCTCTTCCAACGCATAATCGCCGCTGAACGCTTGCGATTGCGTTTGATGCCTGGGCGCTCGTATGCCTCAAGTTCGTGGAGCTTTTTGAGGACACCACCGGCTTCAACCTTCTTCTTCAATTTACGAAGGGCGACTTCGATGTCCTTAATGGACTGTCTTTCTGGATTAAGATCAATCTTTGGCATTTGCTCTTTCTTATAGTCTATTTGGGTCAAGCCACCCAAAGGGCCAATCAGAGATAAAGTTGGTCAGTGCCACACTCTTGTAGACTCTCAGTATACTGGTATCTTTCAATCCAGCATTCCTCGAACCGTAGCGGCTTGTTACCATCAGCCAGGACTATACTACCCAATAGTTGGACCGTTTCTAACCCTTACGAAGGGATTGATATACGTTATCAACAACGCTATACAGTTATCATTCAAGCGAACTTGTTTGAAGACTCCATATAGGCTACAGTAGATGAAGTATCACTCACCCATGCAACTGATTGGCGTAGATTACCAGCTTGACCCAGTAGGAGCTTTCCTCCTCTACATGTATTTCTTACGACCCCTTTTCCATCCCTGTTCAAGATAGACATTAGCAGCATCTTTAAGAACTGACAAGCATTTTCTCTGTTTGTCGCTGTAAATCCAAATTTTACCAAATTGAGAATTGCGTTTTCCTTTCTGGAGTTGCGAGTTCTTTTCGCCAATACTTCGCTTACTTTCCTCCGTATGTTGTTTCCCTGCAAACCCACCCAAAGCTCTGTTAGCAGAATTATACAAGCCAACTTGAAGCTCTTTCGCACGATTTGTTCCTCGAATGCTCCAGACATGGCGCTCTTCAATGGTATATAACTCGTTTATTGCCTGGCGACCCTTTGCCGCCCATTGTTTCCTTTTTTCCGCAGGACGAAATTGTTCCAGGTTATCATTAACAAAGCTAATGGAATTTCGTCCACCTCGAACAAGATTGTATGATTTGTTTTCTTGAAGGGTTGTTTCGTTAACGAGCAGTTCCTCCATAAAAAACATATCATCAGGATTATCGAAGACGGCCAATATCACCTTCGAAAAGTTCTCTCGGCCATATTTCTTCACAGCACGCCTGATAAGCGTACCCGACCCCAGATATGCATCATCAATGTTTTTGGTTTTATGAACTCCAACATACGTTCTACCATTCACATTGTTTGTAGTTTTGTACACCACATAATGATATTCATCCATATCACTATTTATGGTTCGATATTAAAACTCGAACAAAACCATGAGAAGTGATTAACTCCTCGCATTAGCGGGAGAGGGAATCGAACACCCCGGCCTTCAGGTTATGAGCCTGACGAGCTGCCACTGCTCTATCCCGCAATAGAAGTACATCTTATTTATGATTGAGGGTAAAGTCAACATAGATTTGGAAGTTGAGCTAAAATACGATCTTCAACCGTATCATCAACAATAAAACTTTCATATGGAATTGAATGCTTATGTAACAATTCCTTCAATTCAACATCTTTCTGTTTTGCCTGTTCTTCTGTTTGATTGCGACCGGCTTCGATATAAGGAATTGCTAGATTGCGTTCTAGGAAGATATTAATGTTGGTATACGAATGAAACACTTCAAGTAAGAATGGTTCAAATGTTTTAGGAAACCAATCAGGCATATACAAGAGTCCCAGAAGAATTGAGCTATCAACGATTGCGTAATCAATATCATGACGAACGAGACGACGAATCATCCGATGTTGCTGGGCAAAGATATAGTCTTGTTCGGTAAAGATGTGTGACATGCTTTCCCACACACAATCTTTTGCGAATTCATGAACAAATTCAACTTTGTAACCTTTCTTCTTCATCTTGCCGAAGAGTAAAGGAGCAATAGTTGATTTGCCAACGAAAGGACCACCAAAGAAATTTATAACTGTTAGTTTTTTATTTTCTTGCATTACTAAATCTCCTAGAACGGTGATATTACCTCACCGTTCTAGAGAATACAACTATAGAAAATAATGAATGATATCATAATGATCATCAAAACATTCATCACTATGAATTTCACTGACAGGAACCCAAAAAGCATCGCGGGCGTCATCACCACCTTTAACAGGTGGTAGTGTACCAGGTGGAAGTTCAATCAAGAACGCATGAGTAATTGTGCGACCACGCAAAGAACGCTTTGGAGCATCAAACACATGTGATGCTTTAATAGAACCTTTCAACACTGGTCCAGGTACTTTTACACCGGTTTCTTCACGAAGTTCACGAATAACACCATCGATCAAAGTTTCATCTTGTTCAAGGAATCCACCAGGCAACGCTTTCAGACCTTCCCCTGGTGCAGCATCTCGAGTGACCATTAAGACATGCCCGGATTGAACAACCACAGCATCAACTGTAACAAACGTCGGCGGGAATGGAGCAACTTCCCAACGTTTCTTGTACTGTTTGATGATGGTATGTTCCTTTACCAGTGTTTTATACTCCTGCGTCATTTTGAACACTTCCAAACGACGGAACACTGGCGCTGACAGAATAGTTTGCAAAAACTTCAAATTCTTACCTTCAAAATACAACTCACGAATGTCTGTCGCATTAACCATGTCATCCATCTCGTGTTCAATGAGAGTCCACTGTGGGAACATTTTCAGATAATAGCTGCTGTCATCTTTTGAATGACCAATAATTGCAACACGGGGAGGTTTGTCTGTCCATCCATTACTATGAACAATTCGATCAACTTCTTCTTGAATACTAGCCGCCCACATTTGATCGTTATACAACTGATCACGAATGAAAGCAACCCTAATATTTGCAACTTGATCCGGAAACGTGTCGTATAACATGCTTTCACGTTCGGTAACGGTAAAGGGATTCTTAGGTGTACGAGGAGAAAAAGAACTTCCCATGCAAATAATAACCTTATCAGCGATTGATAAAGCAGTATCAACCACTAGTTTGTGGCCAGCATGGAATGGTTGGAACCGTCCAATGAAAATAACGTAATCGTAGATTTTTGACATATCGAACTCCTCGATATTAAAACAGATCGGTCTATTCCAATCCGTAAAAGCTTATAATCATCCTAACCTGTTTAACTTATAAGGTCAACAGGTTAGATTTATTGGCAATTACTTGTAGCTTGTTAGATGTTTACGCATATCTTCGCAACATCCCTTTGCGCAATTGCAAAGATCTGTATATTGCTTTTTATGCTCATCTGTCAATTTTTCTTTCAAACGTGCTTCGCACATTGATTGAACCTTTGCGAGATCCTCGCAACACTTTTTGAAAAGTGCATGTTCTTTCTGTTCGTGTGCTGGTGATGCATCACTAGCTTCCACAAGTGGAAGACCGGCAACTTTGCGAATGTAATTAAGATTCATTGTGAATTCTCCTAAGTCATTCTATTTATACGGAGAAACAAGAAAGGGCTAGTTTCCCAACCCTTCCTACAATTCAATTGTCAAAGCTTCATCCCACTCAAAGTGCTCATTTGGATAAGCACGAGGATTGACAATAACACGTGTTTCTCCAATCATGTAATCAAAACAATTGTGCACATGTCCATGAACGACTATGTTTGGCTGAACTTCAAGTATTTCAGGAACCAAATCTGAAATAAACGCCGGATTCATGTGATTGCCTTTGAAGCGCCGATGGACTGATTCTTCACTAATCCCATGATGGACCACAACGACAACCTTACGACCAAAATCTTTCTGCTCTTTAGCAGATTGAAAAACATATTGTTTTGAAGCTTTATGAACATCATACGTATCTTGTGGGCATAACCTGCGCCAATCATTGTTCGTTCGACGGTCCGGATGATCCCAAAACGTTTGTGAATAATCAGCCATGTAGTGTCTTGACAATTCCATCACTACTGGATTGCCTTTATTAAAATCCGTCCACAACGTAGCTCCAACAAATGCTACATCATCAATCACTTTTGTTTCATCTTCTAAAAGGTGAATGTTAGTGATACCATCTTTTGCAAAATGTTCTTTGAGCCACTCACGACTGTAGAGGAACGATCCGCCATTATAGAATTCGTGGTTGCCAAATACATAGATGATGTGTTTGAATTGTTCGGACATCATTTTGAAGAATCGTCTTCCAATTCTATCATAATGAGGGACTGCACATACGTCTCCCGCCAGTACAAGAACAGTGTCCTTGTCTGTTTCAAGTTCAATCATTCGAAGAATTGGAGCAAACTCCAAGTGGAGATCACTGATCGGTCTTATAATCATATATACATGTTTCCTTGGAAGAAGTATGAACAAATACACACACTCTATTTATATGTTTAGCCACAAGCATACAGGAAAGTCCTATATTGGCACAACTAGCAAAACTATTGATTGGCGGTTCAACAAACACGTCGTCGAGGCGCGATGTACGCTTCATATCAAAAGTAAGTTTCATCGTGCTATTCGCAAAGCCAAGTTTGAGAAGTCTGTATGGACAAAAACACTATTATACGTCTGTGACAGTTCCAAAGAAGCATTCCGAGCTGAAATAGAACTAATCGACACGTATGACACTTTTTATAATGGCTATAACACCACACTTGGTGGTAATAGTGGCCCCATTCTTCGAGGCAAAGATAATGGTATGTACGGAAGAACACACACCAAGGAAGTTAAAGAAAAAATTGGACAATTAACAAAAGAACGACTAGCAAACAAAACTTATGAAGAAGTTCATGGAATAGAAAAAGCGACACACCTTCGACAACAACACTCTAATGATATGAAACGAATTCGATTAACACGATCAGGTAAAGGCCCCAACAATCCCAACGCAAAAACTTTTGAGTTTATTGACCCCAACGGATTAATTCATCTAATAACTGGTGGTATGGTTAAGTTTTGTAGAGAACACGCTCTTCGTCCCGATGCAATTATCGATGTCAGTAAAGGACGAAGAACTGAATACAAAGGATGGACGGTGCGCTTAGTTTCTATTATTCGGGGACACAAAATATAGATACAGTGAGTCCAAGAAATATTCTATAATGATCAGAAAGATACGTCTGTTGTGCATGATAGGCGTCTATTTCTCTCTTCCAATTTTGAATACATGTTACAGCTGGTCCACTTTTTTCTTGCTGTAAATGATGAACATTTTCGTGTAAAATTACGGATTTACGCATCATATCATTATCAAGAAGTTCACGAGAGATCCATATTCGTCCATTTGAATAACAGGCCCGGCCTGATTTCTTACAAACAAGAGGAGCATCATCTGTTATACCAAGTGTGTACTGAGGATACTCTTTTGGTAATGGCCAGCCTTGTTCATCGTGTAGGATTTTAAACATTTCACGGCCTTCAATATCAAGATCGGTGGCGTGACAGTCGGTGGTGATAAGCAATGCTGCCACAAGGAGACATCTTAGTGACAAATAAATCTTATTGATGACCATCCGATAGTCCAGCACAATACAACTCCTAAATTTCAAATCACATATTTTTCAATCGACGGGGTTCGATGTATTGAGCAGTGAGATACAAAGTGCAAAACTTTTATTTCAAACGCTCTTTTGCATATTCAATAGCACTGTCCATAGCGGTGATATGATTCACCATGCCATCAAGAATATCAAACATTCTTGAACCAATACGAATAATATCAGCAGCCACAACCATTGGATGGGTTGTACCAATGATATCATGGTGAACAGAAATCACACCGCCAGCATTTGCAATAAAATCAGGACAATACGTAATACCAGCGGCTTCTAGTTCTTGATTTGCTGCTTTTTCAACAGCATTGTTTGCAGCACCACAAACGATATCGTAATGTGATGCCATCAATGCTGCATCACCAACACGAAGTGCTGGTCCCAATGCACATGGTGCAAATATTTTGATTTTTCCTGCAAGTGGTTCTGGTTGCAAATAAGATGATGACTGTAACGCCTTAATAGAAGGGAACCGTTTGATCAACGCATTAACCTTCCAGCCATCCGTGTCCGTCACTATCACTTCTGCTCCTGCATGAACCAACATTTCACATAACATTGAACCAACATTTCCAACACCTTGAACAACGACAGTTGCATCACGCAGTTCATATATACCAAGTTTAATGCCAGCAATCATGGCAGATAAAACACCAAGTGCCGTTGCTGGTCCTGATGGTTTTTCATTCTTCGGACAGTATGGAGTTACCGAAGAAATAATTGTCATGTCACCCGGTTGACAACCAACATCTTCCGCAGTGATATATGTGCCATTGAAATAATTAACTGCTTCACCGTATGCTTTTAACAACTCGGAAGTTTTCTTTACCCCGGGAGGCAAATTTATAACAGCTTTGCCACCACCACATGGCAATTCTGCCGCTGCATTCTTGTATGTCATTGCTTCACTTAAAGCAAGCACATCATTAAGCATATCTTGTTCAGTAGCGTATGACCAAAACCGTGTACCACCAAGTGCCGGTCCTCTTTTTGTTGAGTGAATAGCAATGATGGCTTGTAATCCTGTTTTATCATCATTAAATTGAACGACTTGTTCATGCGTTGGACTATGCAATGGTGTAATCTTCAACATATGGATTCCTTTTATGAAATAATGATTGTCAAAGAAGTAGATTAACAAATCAACCTAGTTGATTAGCTTGTCCCAAATCATAGGCGCGATTCTTCCAACCCTTAGCAAATACTTTCAATTTTGAATTGTTGGCAATCAACCGTTGATAGAAAGCCCACACTTCATGACAATATGCAGTGAGAAGTGTTTGTTCATCATCACCATCGTGGCATGCGTTAATGGCATTGTAAGAGGCCTTACCAAGATTACCATCAACCGTCAAGTTAAGACCAAAGGCCTTGTTGACTGCCGTCTGAAGAAGAATGTGAGAACGTTTTGCTCCCATATTAACTGCAAGATCAAAAGTTTTTGTTGCGATAGTTTGATCAACAAAACGTTCATAACCGTACGGATCCCACCAAAATTGACGATAAATTTCTTGTGCTTGTTCAACAGTCATGTTGGCAATATCTTCTGCGTCAACGTCACCATCACCATCAAAATCACCTGCTTCCAAATGATCTGCCAGAAAGCGAATTGAAATTCCATAATTTGTAACACCACCCGGATCATTAGGATTGTTTACGTAACCACCCTCATGTCTCAATACGATCGGAATTGCTTGTTCAAAAGTT